TTAAGGACAGGCTCTAAAACTCGAAGCATCGATGGAATAGTGGTGAAAACCGGTATCCGCCTCGTATCCGATATAGCGGCGGGCGGTCACCGTCAGCCCTGCATCAATTAGGGCTCGGGTGAGCTGGTTACGCAGCCCCAGGTAGTTGGTCTTCGTGAACAGTGCGATGCGGACTTCTTCGACCTCAATACCGGGCTGGTTGTCGGCGAAAACCTCCAGCGAATCGACCAGTGGCGTGAACACCAGGTAGGTGTCTGGTGCCGGAGTCTCGGCATACAGCCCGACTGCATAAGGCAGCTCGAGCCTCTCGGCAATATCGCTGAGCTGCTCTAGCAACGGTGTGGTCATGGTTTCACCACCTCGAGCCGTGCAGCGAGTACCTGTTTCATTGCTTCGACGGCTGGGCGGTGGGTTTGTGAACGCGTCGGAGCAAGGAACGGGCGGGCGGGCTGGTTGGAGCGGCCGTGTTCGAGGACGTTGGCGATCAACGCATGAGAGCGGCCATCGGAGCGGTTTTCAGCGAAGCCGACCTTCACGTTATGGTCACCGCGACTGTTGATTTTCACGCTGGTTGTGCCGAGTGCTGCTAGGAGTTGGCCGGTGGAGCGCGACGGCGGTTTCGTTGAGCTGCCGATAGAGTCAGCTAGGTTGGTGCGCATACGTGGTTCCACCACACCCGCACCAGCTTGCAGGACTTCCTCAGCCGAAGACTCCAGAACGTTACTGGCCGCGCCGAGCGCATCAATAAACGTGTTGGGCAGCCTGATCTGAACTCTAGCCATGACTGCTTCCTTCCGGTTCGATACGATGCGCCAAGATCTCGACATACCGACCCATAACCTCGACCGCATCAATCACGTACCGGCCACTAGCGCAAGCAATCTCCATCGCCTCACTAACTTTCAGTCCTGGGATGACTCGGATGCGGAAGAGCACATCTGCCTTCGAATACGCTGCCCTGTTAACCCACGCACCAGAAGCATGCCGCACCTCGATATAGGCACGAACCGAGGCGACGATCTCGTCGTGGGCGCTAGCGAATCCGGCAGCGTCCTTCGTAACCACTGGTGCTATGAGGTCGACGTGTTCGGTCATTCTCCCAAGCGAAGCCATGGCTTTCTCCTTAGATTTTCCAGTCCCGATCCAGGCGCAACAAGGTGTTGACTGCGCCCCAGACGGCCCGGGCGGCTTCTGGCTTGTCAGCCCAAAACCCAGCTATTGAGCCGTCGCGGGACTCATAGAAATGGGTGGCGAGCATGACCACACCCTGCCGGGTCGCCTCCGACATCGGCTCGGTGTCGTAGAAGCCATCATCGAGGTGCTGGTAGCCGGTGGCGTAGGAGGTGGCAGCCTCCACAAACGAACCAATCAGCCCATCATCACCGTCATGTTCGATGATGAGGTTCTGCTTAACCAGGCCAATCAGCTCGTTGTTCATGACTGCCACCTCCTAACTACTGTCTTGCTTTATCCGGCGTTCTTTTGGGTCAATACCTTGACTGCTTCGGGCAAGATCAACTTGCCGTCAAGTCGCTGGGATGCCAGGAACCCAATCTGGCCGGTGGTCGCGAACAACTCGTTGAGACGCTTGAAGGAGCGGCCTTGGCGGTCAGCAATCCAATAAAACCCGAGATCACCGAACGCCACGCTCTTGGCCCCTGCCTTCAATTCGGGCACAAACACGCTCGTGTACACTGGCCGACCCAAAATCATGTCTGGTGTGCCAGCCGTGAGTGCTGGCTGCCACAAGTACTGGCCATTACCGTCCTTGAGCTTTCGCACAGTCTTGACGGTTGAGTCATTCATCAACCACACCGCACGTGCCCTGTACGGGGCACGCAGGCTGTAGTGCAGGTCGATGAGCTCGTCAGCGCTGATGTCGGTAGGCTTGGCGGTCGTCACACCAGCCTCGGCCCCACCCGTGGTGTTGAAGATGCCGGTTGGTTTACCCTGCCCATTCCCTACAAGGAATGCCTCTTCTTCGGCCGCACCGATACGGCGAGCAAACTCACTAGCCAGGTACTGCTCCACATTGAAAGCAGCATCATTGAGCAACTCCTCAGAAATCTTGAGGAACGTACCCAACTTATAGGCGCTTAGGGAAATCTGGGTGAAGGTTTCATCGGACTCGCTATAGGGCTTGCCTTCATCCAGCCAGGTCGCGGTGCCATGCGTAGAAACCACAGGAATCTTGCGGTCCCCGCTAGTGGTCTGAATAACCTTCGCCAAGGAACGCATTACGTTTTGATCCACGAGCGCCGAGACTAGCGTGCGTTCGAACTCGTCAGGCACCAGATACCCGCCCTCAGAATCCACACCCTCACTTAAAGCGTTCCTTACTTCCACCGGTGAGGAATTCAGGCGCATCGCATCCCAGAAAGCCCGCTTGTAAGAGGCAGTGGCGCGAGCAGATTTCGCCTTGCTGTCCTCATCAGGGCTAGCGCCGGGTGTAGCAGTGATGGGTGCCCGAGTCGCCTTAGCCAGGGAGTTTTCGAGGCGTTCGGCTCGCTCACTGCGAGCAATCTCGTTAGAAAACGCCTCGATCTCGGCCTCCATCTTCGCGTAAACCGCGTCATCCTCAGCGTTCAGGCATCCGGTCTCAGAGTTGCGGCGCTCATCAAGAAAAGCCTTAGCCTTATTCCAGGTTTCGGCACGGCGAGCGTAAAGATCAGTAACAGTAGTCATGGTAAAAAGTTCCTCTCTTAAGGGTTTAGTGGGGTTGATCAGTTAGTTGGGCGTATAAATCAACAACCCGCCGACCACAAGAGACAGCGGGCTGCAAAAAACAACGGGTATCAGGAGATGGCAGTGAGCCAGGCGGAGCACTATCTTTTCGCTGGACAGCTAACTGCGCGACGAGGCGCTGTTCCGCGGCCTTTCTGGAAAACACCACACCACCTGTGTTTTTGGGCGGCAACGGCGGCTTCTTACGGGCAGGGCCTTGCTCGTCATCCCCGCCGGAATCGTCCTCATCCGGCTCGTCTTCACCCGGCTCTTCAGATTCTTCGTCCTCTTTGTCTGGGGTTGGTGCTCGTTTACCAGTCAGCAGCTCGTCGGCGAACCCAAGTTCGATGGCTGCAGTTGCGTCCATCCAGGTTTCGGCATCCATCAACTTCGACAACTTCGCCCTGCTCAACCCAGTCTTGAGCTGGTAGGCGTTGATAATTGAGTCCTTGACACTCTCAAGCATGTCGAGGGCACGCGAGAGTTCGGTTTTATCGCCCATCGCCAACGTTGCTGGGTTGTGGATCATCAACATCGACACCGGAGACATCGCCACATGACTTGCTGACATAGCGATCACGCTCGCTGCGGATGCTGCGATGCCGTCAATATTGACTGTCACGGTTCCTGGGTAGTCCAGAAGCATGTTGTAGATGCGTGCTGCCGCCACGACATCGCCACCGGGACTGTTGAGCCAAACAGTGACCGGTCCTGATCCGGCATTTAGTTCACTGGCGAAGATGGCGGGTGTTACGTCGTCGTCGAGCCAAGATTCCTCTGCGATAGCCCCGTTAATACGCAAAACCCGGACATCCTCTTGGGTGTGCGGGTTGGTTGTTTCTGGGGTTAGCCAGTTCCAAAAACGCTTCACATTCTCCTCCTCAAAATTTGATTCTCTTCAGGTTGTTCTTCTGGGTGTTCACCACCAGGCCCGACTTCCTCAACCTGCTTGGCTGCGGCGTATGCTCCGGCCATTGGTAGCGGCAGCATGTTGCCGTTGACCAGGTAGAGATCACCGCCATCGACCTCATCGATGCGGTCGAGATTCTCTAGCTCGCGGATATCGTTTGCGCTCATCCAGCCGTTCTGGCGGGCTACCGCATACCCCTCCATACGCGACTGGTAATCCCCGCGAAGCAGCCCCTCAACATTGAACTTCACAAACAACTGCTGCTTTTCGCGAGCGCTTAGCAGTGTTTTGGTGATTGCTTGTTCCCACCTGATTACCCACGGGTCAAGCGTGTATTTCACAAACTCCAAGCTCTGCTGCTCAATATTAGAAAAGGAACTCTTTTCGAGGTCGCCGATCATGTGCGGCGGGATACGGAAGATCCGGGCGATCTCGTTGAGCTGAAACTTCCGTGTTTCAAGAAACTGTGCCTGCTCAGGGCTGACGGAGATTGGCGTGTACTTCATGCCTTCTTCTAATACAGCGACCTTGTTGCCGTTTTTCGCACCACCGAAGGTTGCCTGCCAGGACTCACGCACCCGGGTCGGGTCCTTGATCGTGCCAGGATGCTCCAACACCCCGCCAGGTGCGGCACCGTTAGCGAAGAAGGATGCGCCGTAGTCTTCGGTGGCTTGTGCCAGGCCGATAGCATTGCGGGCCATCGCAATCGGTGAATAACCCAATAAACCGTCGAAGCCGAGGCCTGGGATGTGCAAAACGTCTGCCGGGGTGAGCCGGATGGTTTTGTATTCTCCTGCCGGCTCATCCCAGGAAGTCTGGTACTCGTAATACAAGGCCTTAGTGTCCAAGTCACGGCCTACGCTCATGCGGTTTGGCTGCAACGGATACAAGCCGATCACCTCGCCCAAGCCGTTGCGCACGATCTGAGCAAACGCATTACCCCACAACAACAAATGCGTCATCAAAGTTTCGCGGAAAACGAAGCTCGTCATTTCGGGGTTCGGCTCATCATGAAGAAGCCGGTAGAGGCTGTGGTCGACCGCTTTTTCTTTACCGCCGTTTTCTTTGAAGCGGTAGACATGTAGCGGCAGGCCGGCTATGGCTTCGGCCAGGATCCGCACGCACGAGTAGACGGCGGTCATTTGCATCGCGCTTCGCTCGGTCACTGGACGGCCCGATGATGTTCGTCCGAATAGGAAGCTGTAGCTTGTAGACAGCTGATGGTTCTGTACGGGTTTTGGTTTGCCGCGTAGCCAGTTTCTTAAGCCCATAGTTTTCCCCTTCTGCGTGTGGGAATATTGAGTACATGGAAAGGTGCAGCAAGCGAGGCACGTGGGTGCGGTTTGGCGTGCTTTTTACCTGTTATTTTTTACTGTCGGCTTTCGCTACAGCCGCCACCAACCTATTCAGCGCCTCTGATTCAGCCATGATGGCGTTTATCTTGATGCTGTTCATAGCATTTCCGTTAATCACCATTGCGCTAGCCGCCTGGGATGGTGTTGTGGAGGGCTTCTTCATCTTGTGGGTGTTTTTACCAGCCTTGTTTTTCATTGCGCCCATGTTCATCTTCTTTAACGAATCCGCATTCAGCTACGGAGCCACCTACTCGGTGCTGGCAATGGTGGCTAATGGCGTCGGCAGCTACTTTCACCACAAGCCTCACAACACCAACAGGCCACGGCTGTCATAAACCGAACCGCCACTAGGCGCGTTGCCGCCCCTGATTGCTCGGTCTAGAGCCATGATGGTGGCCACCACGCCGTCGATCTTCTCCGTGGACTTCTGCTTATCCGGCTTAATATTCCCGGCCGGGTCGGTTCTCACGTGGATGTTGTCGACCATCCAGGCCAGCACCGGTTGCCCGCCATGCGCTAATCGTCCTTCGAGGGCGAGTTTCATGAGTTCTTTGGATGGTGGGGACATGTCTTTGAAGCCTTGCCCGAACGGCACCACCGTGAACCCGGCATCCTCCAAATTCTGTGACATTTGGACCGCGCCCCACCGGTCGAACGCGATCTCGCGAATATCGAACCTGGTGCCCAGCTCCTCAATGAATTTCTCGATGTGCCCGTAGTGGACCACGTTGCCCTCGGTCGTTTCTAAGAATCCCTGTTGGTTCCATAGGTCGTATGGGACGTGATCGCGGGCGACTCGCAGTTTGAGGTTGTCTTCTGGTATCCAGAACCACGGCGCAACCGTGTACTTGTCATCCTCACCGTCGGGTGGGAAGACGAGTACGAACGCGGTGATGTCGGTTGTGGAGGCGAGGTCGAGGCCGCCATAACAAACACGCCCCTCAAGCTCATCCAGGTCAACCGGGGCTGAGTTATTGTTCCAGATGTGCATTGGCATCCACCGCACACTCTGTTTCACCCACTGATTCAACCGCAGCTGCCTAAACGTATTCTCCTCAGCCGGGTTCTGTCGGGCACTATTACAAGCATCCCTAACTTTCTGGATCGGAACCGTCACATCAAGGCTCGGGTTAGCTTTCGCCCACACGGCCTCGTCCGTCCAATCATCATCTTGGGAAGCCCCATAAATCACCGGATAAAACGTGGGATCGATCTTTTTGCCTGCCAGAATGTCTTGGGCTTTCTGGTGCTGCTCAAAGCAAATCGAATGGGTGTCGGTACCTGCTGTGGTAATCAAGAAATATAGCGGCTGTGTACGAGCGTCCCCTGAGCCCTTGGTCATGACGTCAAACAAGGCCCGGTTGGGTTGGGTGTGCAGCTCATCGAAAACTACCCCGGAGATATTGAAGCCGTGCTTCGAATACGCCTCCGCTGAAAGTACCTGGTAGAAGGAATTGGTCGGTTTGTAAATAATCCTCTTCTGAGACGCCAGAATCTTTACACGCCGCGACAGCGCTGGGGACATGCGGATCATGTCTGCGGCCACCTCGAAAACAATGCTGGCCTGCTGCCGGTCAGCCGCACACCCATAAACCTCGGCTCGCTCCTCACCATCCCCACAACAAAGAAGCAGTGCCACAGCGGCGGCTAGTTCCGACTTGCCCATCTTCTTCGGAATCTCAACGTAAGCGGTGGTGAACTGCCGGAAACCATCCGGTTTCACTGTGCCAAACAGGTCGCGGACGATGCGTTCTTGCCAATCCAGCAGTTTGAAGGGTTTACCTGCCCAGCGGCCCTTCGTGTGCTTGAGCGCTTGGATAAACGCGACCGCATAGTCGGCTTTGGTCTTGTTGTAGGTGGAGCCTGCGGCCATGAACCTGGTCGGCTCATAGAGGCTAACTTCATGACTCACGGCAACGCTTCCTTCCTTGTGGGCATAAAAAATGGCCACCGCGATAGTGGCCCCTTAACCAGCAGCACAACCACACCTAGTTGGGCCGCGTTCATTTGAAATTGTTCAAGCGATGCCTGTGTTAGTTGCGGGCGGTAGCCATGCCGATAGCCCAGGAAAAGCGTGCCCCTGGTCGGTGAAGGCTTCGTCGGATTCGGCGGCGAATGCGATTGGGGTGTGGGCGTCATCGCCACCGCAAGCGAGGATGTCGAAGACCGCCGCAAAATGATCGTAGGCGCCACGCTCGTTGTTCCATATGCGGTTGGAAGCAATAATGTGGTCACCGTAGACCATAGCGTGGCCGCGGCCCTTGAAATATTTCTTGACTTGGGCGGCAGTCCTCAAGACGGTAAGTTCGCTGTTCATCTCAGTTCCTTCCGGCTTGTTTTGTTATGTACATACAGCCATAGGATCACACGTATATCCAGTCGTATTTGCCCTAGTCAACCACTATTTTTCAGGTATTTTCCTACCTAGATGAGTTGCCATTGATCAACCCCTTCAACTAGTCCCAGCGCGGAGCCGTTATTCCAGTCGACGTGAACGGTGCCCACGGCATCAACGAACAAGATCGTGCCCTCGGCCCCTGCTTCCAGATCAGTGTAGGGGTCTTCGCAAGACACCAGCCGCACCCGCCGGCCTGCTACCAGCCCCTCTGCAGTCTCGGAAAATCTTTCGCCCCTCAGCGGCTTCTCGAAATCGAAGGTATTCATGCCGCCACCTCCAAATCTTCAAACCAGGCCCGAATGATCTCTAGATAGTCGCCTGGATAGCAGCGCATACATTCAGCAACCAGATTTGATCCGCGCTCGCGAGCGTTTCGGTAGGTTTCCTCAAGGTCCTCTAGGTCGATTTCTGCCTCGAGTAGCTCGACCAGTTCGAGGTGTAGTTCGCTGATCATGACCAACACTCCTTCATCGTGTTTCCCCTTGCCGGGGTTGTTTTTGGTCATGTACATACACGCTCTATTTGGCAGAAATATCCAGTCATTTCGCGAAGAATGCCAAGAATTTATTTGTCCCTGTCCACCTGCTTAACCAAGTCCAGGTACGTGTATTCTTTGCCGCCACGAGTACAGGTGATACCAGCAGCATCCCCGGTCGCTTCGGCATAGCGGCGCAAAACAACGGACGCGTATTTCTCGTCCAGCTCCATGCAATAGCAGGTGCGGTCAGTGGCTTCTGCGGCAATCAGGGTTGAGCCGGAACCGGCGAAGGTGTCGAGGATGATTGCATTGGCTTGGGTGGAGTTTCGGATCGGATACGCCAACAAATCAAGCGGCTTAGAAGTCGGATGGTCACAGTTTTTGCGGGGCTTATTAAAGTTCCACACCGTCGTCTGCTTACGATCCGAATACCAGGCATGACGGCCGTCTTTCTTCCAGCCATACAGCACCGGTTCATGACACCACTGATACGGGCTCCTGCCCAGTACCAGGGAGTCTTTGACCCAGATACAACAGCCCGACAGATAAAAACCAGCATCACCAAAGGCGCGCCTGAAGTTGAGGCCTTCGGTGTCGGCGTGGAACACATAGGCAGACCCACCCTTAGCGAGGGCTTGCGCCATGTTGGTGAACGCAGCCAACAGAAACTCATAAAACGCGTCTGCATCTTGCTTATCACCAGCAATCTTCAAGCCACTAGATGATTTGAAGTCCACGTTGTAAGGCGGGTCCGTGACCACCAGATTCGCCCGCTTACCATCCATCAACGCTTCGACGTCGGCGGGGTTGGTAGCGTCCCCACACACCAGCCGGTGGCGACCAACCCTCCACATATCGCCTTTTTCAACAAAGGCTGCCGCCTCTAGCGCAGCGTTGAGATCGAAACCGTCATCCTCAATGGAGTCGTCGTCGAGGGAGCCGATGAGGGACTGTATTTCTGCCTCGTCGAAGCCGGTTAGTTCGGCATCAAAATCGGCTGCATCCAGATCAGCAATCAACAGGGCGAGTTTGGATTCGTCCCAGTCACCCGAAATCTTGTTGAGGGCAACATTCAACGCTTTTTCGCGGGTTTCGTCGAGTTCAACCACGACGCAATCCACGCTCTGGTAGCCCAGATCGCGAAGAATTTTAATTCTCTGGTGGCCTCCTACGACCTGCCCGGTGGTTTGGTTCCATATGACCGGCTCCACATACCCAAATTCGCTAAGGGAGCGTTTGAGTTTCTCGTAGTCGGGGTCGCCGGGTTGCAGGTCTTTGCGGGGGTTGTAGTCAGCCGGGGTGAGTTTACTTAGTGGCAGGTTTTTGAGCTGCATGAGCCTTCACCGCCTCCTGTAGCTTGTTTTCGTATGGCAGGGTGTTTTCCCACCTGCGTGTGCGCTCACCGAAATGCCCATACGTCGAATACCGCACAAACCCAGGAGAACACAGGCCAAGCTGGTCAATGATCGCGGCCGGACGCAGATTAAACACATCCCGCGCAGCAGCCGTGAGTAGCTGGTCGGTGTATTGGCCGGTGCCGAGCGTGTCCACACTGAAAGCAACCGGATCGGCCTTACCAATCGCATAAGAAATAGCCACCTGACACGAACTAGCGAGTCTGGCGTCCACCACGGTTTTCGCAATCAAACGAGCCATATAAGCACCAGACCGGTCAACCTTCGAGGCATCCTTACCGGAAAACGCGCCACCACCATGCCCCGCCAGGCCACCATAGGTATCAACCATCAACTTGCGACCCGTCAAACCGGTGTCAGCTTTGGGTCCGCCCTCAACGAAACGCCCAGACGGATTCACCAAGATGACCGTCTCACCAGTGACGGGCAGATATGACTGGCAGGCCGGGCCGATAACAGCCGAGGTGATTTCACGACGCAACTCATCGGAATCCTTGAGCTCAGAATGCTGGATCGACACCACTACCGTCTCTACGGCTTTCGGTTTTCCTGCGTCGTCATAGCGCACCGAAACCTGTGCTTTACCGTCCGAGAAGATGCCTTTGATCGTGCCTTGTTCACGCGCCTCATCAAGGCGATGGCATATGCGGTGGGATAGCACAAGCGGTAAGGGCAGGCGCTCTGGGGTCTCGTTGCAGGCGTATCCGTAGACGGTGCCTTGATCACCGGCGCCCTGAAGCGAATACGCGGTTTCGTCGCCCAGGCGCGCCTCTAGCGAAGTGGTAACGCCGTCGCTGATGTCTTGGGATTGGTGGCGCACCCACACATACACCAAGAACCGCCACGGCTTATACCCGGCAGCAGCTAGTGCTGTGCGTACAGAATCACGAACCCGCACGCGAGCTTTCGTGGTGATCTCACCAGTCACGATAATGCGCCGACCCGCGGCCATGACCTCAACCGCAACCCGGGCATTACGGTCCTCATACAGGATGTCGTCGAGGATCTGATCAGCAACAAGGTCGCAGAGTTTATCTGGGTGACCAATACAGACTGCTTCAGCAGTTTTAACCACAGACACTAGTTCAGGCCTTTCACTAGAAACGAAAACAAAAGAACAGGGCCGCAGCTGAGCAGTCGGCGCGTGGAGGTAGCCCGGTGTGGTCAGGGCTGTATGCGATACTGAAAACTGTGGAAGATGAAACTGCCGGCACTGATCGTCAAAAACCGTCTGACGGCGATGGTTCGGCTGTGGCCTACGGAATGATCGCCGGGATGATGACCGGCATAATCTTTGGGTTCATCATGAACAATATTGCCTTAGGGCTAGCTATCGGCACCGGAGTTGGGATCGCGCTAGGGGCAGGTTTCAGCGAAACAAAACGCCCCAAATAATCCCGGTAAACAACTAGGACGCATCTACGAGCGGGCTTTCAACAACTGCTCCATAACCTCATCACCAGGGGCCGCACCCGAATAATCAGTAGTGCAGTTAGCCCGCACGATCTCAAAAATCTCATACCAATAAACATTCGCCTGCTTACCAAAAGACTGGCTCATCGCCACAAACGGCGAGGCAATAGCAGCACCCGTCGTGGGGTGTTTACCCAGCAGACCGAACTTGCTTATTGCTTGTTCGCACTGCACGTACCGGGCGAAAGCCTGCGCATAAGCCTCAATCAGGCGCTTAGAAACAAACCTCGTGCAGCCACGCTCATCCAACCACCGCCACGTCTCACGGTAAACCAGATCCGCACCGAGGGGTTTACCGTCCCGCTGAACCTCAGAAAGATACTCGCTTGGTTCTGGCATGACCTCACCAGTCAACACCGCGCCCTCACCAACATCGGCACCTTCGAAAACGAAAGGCATGTCGAGTGGATCCTCCAGCCGGGTAGCTGGCAAACCCTTAACCAACTTCTCGTTGAGGGGGTCAGGTTTCGCACCTGCTCTTACTCGTCGGCCACCACGATTAGTTCCGTCCTTCGCCATGGTTTTCTCCAAATTTGCCATCATGCAATGATGGTCTAAACAAAATGATTAACGAAAACGCCAAATCGCTAGGACGGAGAAGGAATGCACGATGAAAAGCTGGGCATCTGAGGCCATCGGGTATTTATCTGGCTGTATTCTGCTCCTATTAGCTGCATTGTGGATGCGTTTAAATCCGGTTGACATGTACAGCAACGACGCCCCTAACTATCATCCGGTTCGCCAAGCAGCCTGGATAATACTTATGGTCGGATTCAACACGGGGCTCGCAGAAATTCTTGTCTATTCCGTTTCGGCAAGCAAAAAAGTTTTTCGAAGACTAAAGCTGACTGGCGTTCTATCCATTTCCATGATTACAACTTTGTTGTCTACTGTTTTACTTGTAGATGGCGACTTTTTTAATTATTTGCAAGGCTGGGGAGCATTCTGGACCAGCTACTACTTACTGATTACTTTGTTAACGATTTTAACTTGCTATCGGCTACACCAAAGAGGCGTGGTAGACGTCTTTAAAGATGCCGACCACACCTCTTGATTTGTGGCTACCGAGAGCGAGCAAACAAATAGCTAGCAAAAGCCTTCACACAAGCTTCTCTTTCTTCACTGCTGGAGTTTCCTGCCAATGAAAGCAACCCTTTGGGAATGCCTTCGAGGAAGCCATTCATTTTTGTCCAGACACTCTTCTTCAATGTTTCAACACTTGAATAATCTAGCCCGTCAAGGGAGTACGCGCCGTAACGGCTCGTTGCCTCAATGTCGGCGTAGTAGTTATCCAGTGTTTCCGAGACTGATCGGATTCCATTCTTGTCGCGTTTCTTTAACAACGAAGCTAAAATTATTGCGTCAGCATCATCACAGATGTCAGTGAAATTGCACCTCACGCCAACATTACTGGTGTTGATTTTATGCTCAAGGAAATAGGGTGCAGGATATTCTGGGTCAGATCCTATTAACGCGTTAGCTGTCATTGAAAGATTAAGATCTGGATTCGACTGCATGTATTGATGAAGATCACTCATGCCTGTTGCGAGATCCCCTGCCCACCCAGTCCAATGATCTGGAGATAGGCTCGTATTCAAGTAACAAAACAGTGTGTAGGCCAAGTGCGCCAGATCATTTTTTCCACGCTTATTTGGGTCAGTAAAAGATGCCCTATTTGAACCAATGAACTCATCTAGTCGTTCAGCTGTTGAAGGATCTTTAGATATCAAATAGCGAGAAAAACGCGCATCAAATGACGTAGAGGCTGAAATGGAGAATTTCCAGTTCTTCAGATAATCCCCAGCTAAGTATTTAAGAACACCATCTGCAACAGTATCTGGAAAATAAGCGACCTCATGATTTGGAATGAACCCGTTGCGGTAGTCCATGTAGGCATTTTCCAGACGACGAATAAAAGGCAGAATTCGACTTATTTGCTTGACATTCTCCAAGTTAGGAATAGGTGGCGCCTGATATGAGACGGGTGGTTCCGGATTTACTGAAGAAGCTTTGACACTACTAACCGCTCCAATTCTACCCGAGTACGCAACACGATCAATATCCCATCTTTTTACATATCCTCTTATTTCGTGGAACTGGTCATAATTCCATTTATCTGGCAGAGGGAAACCTAGATTTCCAGAGAATCCAGTAGACATATCCGACACGAAAGCGCTAACCGCGTATCCCGCCTCGATAACACGTTGGCAAATATTACGAGAAGCGTAGATACCTACTCGATACTCGGCAGTCAGAGCCGCAGCCACTGCTCTAAAGTAAGGCAAAATATTGCTCGTTACTTCTGGGTCTGTCGCGTCGTAGTCAACAGCGAAGTAAATTACTGTTGCCGGTATCCCCAATCGCGAGGCAGCTCTACCAGCCTCTGCAGCATGCCTTTTACCGGTCTCCGAAGTAAAGTGCCTAAGTTCAGTTGAATACTCCTGAAAAATCGGAAAATATTGGAGACCGTGATCCACAATTCGCTGCAATTCGCCAGTACGCAAAGCTTTAAAATAATCTTCTTCCGACAAGCCCTCTTGCCCTGGTTCACTTAAGTATCTTCCGACGATCTGGTAGCCGTCTGCTTTTAGGTAACCGGCGAGTTCGTCGGTGATCTCGAAACGGGTATCGCAGGCTACGCAGGCCCGGTTTGGGTCGCCCTTGGATGTTAGTAGGCTCATCCAGGTTGTCGGATCGGCCACGCCTGTGGCTGGTAGGGCGTAGTCGTTTTGGAAACGCACCATCGCGCCAGACAGGTTTGCGCTCCAGTTCCGGGTTGGCGTTTCTAGGTAGCCGTTACAGATCAGCGCAACACTTGCCAGCCAAACCCAATCGCCGCTGCCACCAGATATGGTCTGTAGGCGTGAACGCGTGCCATTACCGAAATTACCGGTAGCCTGCCCAGGAGTGAAACCCTCGATAGCCTGTAGCACCTGGATTAGCGCGGTGTTCATTTCACGCCCGTACAAACCATCGGTAGGAACAATGCCTGTGTAGGCCTTGTAACGCAGATTAACCGTCTTCTGCACCGACCGGATTGAGGCCTTGCCTCCATAGTCCGAAAGCAGCCGGAACTGTTTCATCGACAACAACGCCATCATCAACTCAAGATCAACCGTTGAATCAGCCTTAGCGAAACCAATATCGCCCTTCAACTGACTAATAGATTTCGCAACGCTATCGCTGAACTTCGTAGTTATACCCCCGTATTCAGCCGGATAGCCTTTACACCACAGTGCGCCCTGGATAATGCCATGCACATTATGCGTATCACTATTCTTAGCGATACCGTTTGGCCACTTCCGCTTAAATTTAGCTTGGGTTCCGTAACCGAAATTGTTAGCCGTGGCTGTGATCCCCAGCTCGATCTGTAGCGCACGAATCAGCGCGTTGATCGTATCCCACCCCGTTCGGCCGGTTTCAGGCACCGACCCGAACCCGGTTTTGCTCCGGTAGGTTTTGTTAAGCCACTGCTGAGTGGCAAGAACCATTTGATCAGTCATGATTTTCTTCCTTGTTTGTTAGTGAAATTTGTGTGTTTTCAGATAGTGAGTGGGCTTGCTTGTTTTCTTCCCAACTGGCCCGGGTTTATCCCCTGAATCGGCACTAACCTCATGGGATTCCGGTGGCTACGGATAAACTCGCAGCATGCTGCGACGTGTTTTTCTAGTAATCTTGATGGCCGCTTTTGTGACTGCCTGTAGCAGTAATCTCACGTCCACGCCAAATCCGGAAACAGTCGCAGGATCCCCTAGACAGGCCCCCTCAGTGCCTGAAGGTGAGAACAAAACTGATGAGACGGTTGGGGGTGCTATCCAAGCCGATGAACAGATCATCTCCGAGATGGTCTGTGAGCCTTTGAGCGATTCTTTGCTTGAACGAATGAAGCCAGATTTCGGTTCCCCCACTCGCAGTGTTCAGGTCAAGGTTGGAGAGGGGAACGCTGCTGGTCAATACTGGTGGGTAGTGATTATAGATTCCCCTCCAGACGATGCTTACCGGTGGGGAATACGACAATTCCTGACAAATGCGCAAAACGGTGACCAGTACTGGCAGTGGATCGCGCTATCTTCCGAGGCAGAACATACTTGGGAAGCAGTTCAATGGGATCATCAGCGCTTGATCCGAGCAGAATCCGCTCGGATCAAAGCGCAACAATGCCTAGCCCGATAATCTAGACTCTAACCTTCTTCGACTTCGATCTTTCCTCGCCGCCTCCACCATAAGTAACCGTAGTCACCGACGCCGGCTGCCCAAGACAAATAGCCTTACTACAACGACTACTATTTGGGGTTCGATTATTACCCCAACCATACGGAAGCCCCGTCACTTTGCCACAAGGGGTAGACAGAAATTCAGTAGTGCCCATCATGAGATTGCTGGCATAACGGGTCGTAACCCTAAGCCACACCCAAACACCACCGTTATAGCTACCTCTACGAAGCTCCACCCTGAACCGAGAGGTAGAAAACTCATCAGCAGTTGAAACGTACTTAAACGATACCGAATACGGATTAATTGTTTGACCACAATCAGCAGCCATGATTCCTCCTAAATAAATTGGCAATTACCTTCCCGACACGAATCTTTGCCAGGTAAGCGTTTAGAAAAATAAGGCACACCCACGCACCGCTAACGCGATCGTCAAGATGCGCCATTTGAATACAGGAAACCCAACCGGTTAATACCGCGTTTGATTCGATCTTTTTGCGCACGGTTGGCCCCGCCCGCTGACCTCCCCAAAGCCCGTAGAGATCCGAGGGCCCCACCCCCAAACCAGACGCGCCACGTCGGGCCGTAAGCGGCGAACAAGAGCCAGCCAAGCATCTTTGAGGTCGGCAACGTTTAAGTCGCACACGCCGCGGTTTCAACAAAAATCAGTAAGTGTAGACCTGGGGTGCTTGCCTCCACCGGTCACCATCCAACGCCGACTGACGCGAGTGACACGGTTTACACAGCGAGCGCAAGTTAGAAAAGTCGTGGCTGCCGCCATGCTCAAGGGGAAGAATGTGGTGGACTTCCTGTACCGGTGTCGTCTTGCCTTGCGCTAGGCAGTCTTCACACAACGGATGCTGGGCGATGTAGGCGGCGCGGATGCGTCGCCAGCGGGCACCGTAACGCTTGTTGATCTTCGGATCACGCTGCCAGCGGCGATAGCGCTTGTCCTCAGCCTTGGAATGGGTCTCGCAGAACCGTTCGTGGGTTAGCTCCGGGCAGCCAGGGGCCGAGCAGGGCCGGGCTGGTTTGCTTGGCATTGCACCCACTGTCCTTTTTGCCTGGGTAAGCGAAACCCTCCGGCCAGCAGTTCAGTGCTGTGTCGCCGGAGGGTTTCGTCTTTCTTTATTTTTATCCACTTACAGTATTTCAGGCTTTAACCACGTTTTCCATAGCAGGGTTCGGATACTCGCTAACGCATGGGTGCAAGCTAGTGCCTGCCATACAAAGCGACTGCGAGGCGGTCGAGGGCCCGGTTCTTTCGTCGGTAGACGCTGTCACGCTGGATGTAGAAGTGGTCGCCGATCATTGCCACGCGCTCGTCTTGGTTGCCTTCGCCCAAGAAGAAGTTCTCTAACACGAAGCGGTCGTCTTCGGCTAAAGCTGCCCAGGCTGGTAGGAACCAGTCGAGGTAGTCTTGGGCTTCTTGTTTTCGGGCGGCCAGCAGGTCGATCTTGTCGAGGGTTGCGGCGATGCGGCGTTCACCTGCATGTGGATCTTTCGCGTGCGGCAGACCAGTCATTCTGGCGCTAGAAGGGCTGGTCAGGTCGGCTCTTAGTTGGTTGGCCTCAGCGCTGGTGTCTTGACCAGCTGCTTGTTCCATCAGCGGGTAATCCTCTAGTGCGCAGATCGCGGCTTTGCGGGTATCAAGGTATTTTGTCATCACATGCATGACGGCTTCTTCCTGTTAGTGGTTGTTAGTTGGGTTTTGACCGCTTCAATCAGTGCGGCCTGCGTAACGTTCTTAGCTTCGAGTGCTTTAAGTACTGCTTCGTCGAGAGTGCCTTCAGCCGCCAGGTGGGTGATGGTTACTGGCTCGGTTTGTCCTTGCCGGTAAAGCCTTGCGTTGGTTTGTTGATATAACTCCAGGCTCCAGGTCAGCGAGAACCAGATGAGCAGGTGCCCGCCTGCTTGCAGGTTGAGGCCGTGGCCGGCAGATGCCGGGTGGATAAGTCCGAGAGGTATCTCGCCCGCGTTCCACGCCGTAATATCCTCGGCAGTCTTTAGGACTCGGGCTTGTGGAAAGCGTTTGGTGATTCTTTTCAGGTCGTGTTTGTACCAGTAGGCCACCAGAAGGTTCTGCCCATTGGCGGCCTCGACGAGATCCTCGAGAGCATCTAGTTTTGCGCTATGAACAGCAATTGCCTGGCTTTGCTCGTTGTAGATGGCTCCGGAGGCCAGCTGCAAGAGTTTGCCCGAAAGCGCGGCCGCGTTCACTGCATCCACAGTTTGTCCATCTAGCTCGACGACAAGCTCTTGCTTTAGACGCTCATATACCGCCCGCTCCTTGCTAGCTAGTTTCACTTGCTTGGTTGTTACCGTCAGCTGCGGCAGCTTCAGGTGGTCGGTGGTTTTCATGGACAAGGTGATGTCTGAGATTGCCTCATAGATCTCGTTCTCAGCACCAGCGCGCGGTTTATATGTAAACACCTGCATGCCACCCCGTTTATCGGGGACGAACCAGCGATCCCGAAACCGGGTGATGTAGCGTCCCAGTCTGGTGCCGCCATCTAGCAGCCGGAACTGCGCCCATAAATCCATCAGGCCGTTGGAGGCTGGTGTTCCGGTCAGCCCAACCCAGCGGGACACATAGGGCCGCATCTTCACCAACGCCGTGAAACGCTTGGCCCGGTGATTCTTGAAACTGGAAAGTTCGTCAATGACGACCATGTCGAACGGCCAAGCCTTACCGTAGTGGGCGACCAGCCACGGGATATTTTCGCGGTTGATCACCGTCACCATCGAGTTCTTCGCCAGGGCGTCGAGGCGCTCGGCTTTGCTGCCAACGGCTACCGCCAGCGACAGGCCCTCAAGGTGATCCCACTTGACTGCTTCGGCTGGCCAAGTATCACGGGCTACGCGCAGTGGCGCGATGATGAGGACTCGGGTCACGAGGAAGTAGTCGAGGACGAGCTGCCAGATCGCGGTGAGTGCGATGATGCTCTTGCCTAGGCCCATTCTCAGGAATATTGCGGCCTGGTCATGGCAGGTAATGAAGTCGGTTGCTAGTCGTTGGTAGTTATGCGGCTTGTAGCGCATCACTCACCTCCGCAATCCCATCCAGGCTGTCTACCACAAAGACTTGGAAGCCTTGATCACGCAGTTGAGCCATCCGGCGGTTCTGGATTGGCTTAGGTTTGGCTCCTGGTGCTTTTACTTCAGCGAAAACAACTCGTCCGGCTTTGAGGCAGATACGGTCTGGGACACCTGTTACTCCTGGGGATACGAGTTTCCAGCAGATTCCGCCCAGGTTTTCAACGGTGGTTTTGAGGGCTTGTTCTAGGTATTTTTCTCTCATTGGTCTTCACCTCTTGCGGTTGGAGGTGCAGACCGGTGCAGGGTCAATCCGTACTTTCTCTATAGCTATTTTTATTAAAATTTTTCCCTATAGAGAAAGTTGCTATACGGTCTGCACCGGTCTGCACCCTCGGCTGGTTTTAGGCACAGAATTCGCTTTTGATGGCTAGTCCGAAGACGCGGATCCCGGTTTTGGTTTTCTTACGCACGTAGCCGGCTTGTTCGGTGGCGGCGTTGAAGTCGATCATGGGGCGAGCCCACCCGCTGGTGGCTTGCGCCCACGCCCGATATGTGTGGTAGAGGTCACCTGCCCGCTCAGATAGGCCCTCGCCGGTTTCGCATTGGTCTTCGAGGAATTGGGAAAACCAGTCATTATCGTCGCGGTAAGCGTTCGATGCTTCGATGACTTGGCGGGGTGGGTCCAGGTGGTAGTCATCGGCGTGGATCGCTCGCGCGCCTTCCATCACCCACGCCAGCACCGCACCACCGGCATGCTCGTAGAGATAGTCGGCATAGTTTTTGATATCTGCGTTGCCTTCGATTTTTGCTTCGAAAGGGATCACGATCAGGCGACGCCAAATACCTGTATCCATCGCCCCAACCCTGGGCAGGTGATTCGTATACAACACCAGAGTGTGGGAGGGCGTGAATGCGAACGGGTCCTTATATTTCTTTTCCGCAGTGATCTGGTCGGTAGAAGCGAGCTGTTTGACGTTCGAGGTTGAAAGGCGCATGCCTTCTTCTGTTTCGGCTGCGATCAGTAGGCGTTTGCCTCTGGCTTCGGCTAGTTCGGGTTTAACGTTGCGGCGCACCCCAACGGTGAGCGCATCGGCGGATATGGTGCCCGCGTAGGTGCCGAGCACTCGGGCGATGGTATTCCAGAACGTGGATTTGCCGTTACGGCCATCCCCGTAAGCGATCACGAGGGCCTCAACCATCACCCGCCCGATCACCGCCAGGCCACAAATACGCTGCACGTACCCGATCAGTTCTGGGTTGGCCTGGAAAAATACATCCAGCGCCTCCAACCAGATCCGGGCACCTTCTTGGGTTGGGGCGAGCGTGGTTTGCTTTGTCAGCAAATCAGCTGGATCGTGGTTCATTCTCGCGCCTGTTCTTAGGTCGTAGCTGCCATCGGGGGTGTTGAGCAGGTACGCATCCTCATCCAGCTCGCTAACCGCGACCTGCAATATAGGTGCTGCTTCTTTTAATGTGGCACTAATGTTTTTCGATGTTCGCCTAGTAGTCACGAAATTTCGGTAGGCCTGTGCAGCCTCCAACTGATCCAGGGCATCCAGCTGGCTGGCCTCTAATTGGGCTAGGCCTTTCTTTTTCGATGTTGCCTCAGCCATAACATCTTCGGCACCGCTATCGCTCATCTGCTGTCCGGCTTTAGATAGTAGGGTTTTGGCTTCTTCGAGCTGGCGGGTCGTTAGCTCTTGGGCCACACCGCGGGCAGTGAGCTCGTTTTCTTCCCAGAAACTACCGTTGTAGACCAGCCATTTCGTTGACGGCGAGTACCGGATTTTGTTCGCATACTCGGCCGCAAGCAGGTCCGCTTGGCCGACATCGGAAAAATCTCCAGGCCGCAAACCCGACAGCACCCGATACACCTCAGGCAGCACATAATCCGGCTGGGCAGCAACCTTGGCAGCGAACTTACAAGCACTGTCCCAAATCATGGCAAGCTCACCGGCGGGTAGCGGCGGATCACAAAGGGCTGCTTTACGGTCGAACAACTCTCGGGCCTGCGTGGTGTTGCCATAGCGGATCAACACCCGACCCGCGAAACGTGAAAGTGTGGCGTTGCGTGAGCCCTTACCAATAGCTTGAGTAGAGGCATCGAAGACTGCGAACATATCCTGCTCATCAGCTGCCGTAAGCCACGCGTCCAGCAGCTGCACACCTTCGAATACGGCGACCTCAGCAGCGGGGTTGCCGTAGATGAAACGGCCAGCATCCAAAGCATTCGCATCGAAAAAGCTGAAGCGTGCAGCCAGATACTTCTTGAGCCCCGCGTACTCGCTAGCGTCACTGATTTGGTCTATTGGGTAGTAGACGTGGAAACGCGGCCGTGCGGACTCCGTACCTTTGGTTTTCATGTGGTTACGGCTTGTGGCGGTCATAAACGCCACACCAGCCATCAACTCAGACAACGAATCAGGCGTGATCCATTCTTCGGGGTTTTCGGTGTGATCGTTGTCGATATCCATCACCACACAATCCGAGGCCAGGAAGTTCTCGTTCGAGCGGTGATTGTTCTTATAGGTGGCTGCTACGTGATCGAAACGTGCCGCTACTGCCAAATCAGAATCGTTGGTGATCTGGTGGCGGTTTGGGTAGAGGCTGTTTGTTTGCCGGCCAGTAACGTCGGCGGTGTGAAGCGTGAAGGTGCGCATCAGTAGGTAACCTCCTGGAAATCAGCGTTGAAATAGCGGGTTGGTAGTTCTAGGTCGCGGGCCCACTCGATCTCTGCACGCATACCCCTACTGACTTGGCCGGTGTAGACCCACACCGCATCGCAGCGAGAAAGCAGCACCTTGTTGAAGCACATCGCCAGTTCGCGCTCATCAAGGTCGTGATCATTCATGAACTGAGGAAAAAGTAAATGTGGTGCAAGTGGTATCTGGCCGGCAGAGATAGCGAAGGCACAAAACTGGCGCGCTAAAGCCGTATTTGCTTTCACGTCGCCTGAATAGGGTGAGCAGATATATGTCAGCGGGCGGGCCATATTCTCGGCATGCTGCAAATTCTTTAGAACCTTGTAGCTGGTTGGGTCAGCGTAGCCGCGAGAATTCTTGCGCGACAGACCTAGTACATGATCTGTAGTTGCTGACATTTCTAATCCTCCGTGTCTTCGCGTTCGATGACCGGCAGGATCCCGAAGCGGTTTTTCAGCAGGTCGTAGATGAACAGGCGCCCGGTCTGGGTCCAGTACATGTGAGTGCGCATCTTGCCCGGTGCGTATTCATGCGTCTTTGACTGGGCATAACCGCGCTGGGCATATTCTGCGTAGAGGAACCATCGGCCTGAGCGGTGAAACTGGACTTTTTCGTCTCGCAGGATCTTGTTGAGGCGTTTGGCTGACAGCCCGTAGTCTTTCGCGATCTCCGTGGTCGACAGTAGTGAGTCGGATTGCAGCACGATGTCGTAGTAGGACACCTTCGGGGTTGCTTCAGCCAACATTTGCTCGGCGATCAGACGTTTTGTACGCTCGGCACGCAGGTGAGCCAGGGCTTGCTCAAGGAACTCGTCGTTATCTAAGAGCTGGTCGATGGCGTAAACCCCGTGGCGACGGATGGTAGGTAGTACCTCATCGAAAACCCACTTCTCAAACTGCTGGGCAGCTGGCAGTTTCGAGGAAACGATAAGCCTGTAGACGCCGCCTTCGGTGATGAATACGGCTTGCTGGGTTCCGCCTGGGGTTTGAAGGGGGTAGCGTTTCACGACCCCCTTACAATGCCGCGCCAGAGCATCTTTCGTATTCGCATAGCCGAGTGCCGCCGCGATATCGCGGCCACAAAATAGGATTCGTCCTGCCTCGTTGATGGTGCGGATTTGGCCGAACTGATCGTTGCTAAAGATTTGTAGTTGGCTACCCATGGGGGCTTCCTTCCTGAGAGCCCCAGTAGACGGAAACGGGTGCGTCGGCGGCGCAGTAGAGTAAGGGCTCCTACACGACTGCCGACGAACCCGAAAGTGTTAAATTGATAAGCCTGAGCCACCGCAACGCTGCCTGTAGAAGCGGGAAGTAATAGTGCATACGTGCTGTAGTGATGCTGGGTATACCACGTGGGCAATCTCCCTAACCAATGGCGATGATTAGAGGTATGAGCGAGATTGATAAGGCGAGCGTGTGGGCGGTGTTCGCGCAGATGCGGCTACGCTGCCTCCTCGAGTACATTTCCGAACTAGAAAACACCGACCGCGCAGCGGCATCCAGGAGCAGCTCTACCAGTGCGCCCAAGAATTTTTGAATTCAAACCCGGCAGAAATACTGGAGACTATTGATCCCAGTCATTGCGGTAATAGTCGCATTCATATCCGCCAGCGATCATGGGTAGACCACAGTCCTGGCATACACGGCATCAGCTGGCAAGCAACTTTGACGGTGAATACGGAATCTAGGTTTTCACCGATAACGATTTCGTCGCGAAAATGCATCGCGATCCAGTGTCGGGCTTCGGCCACAGTCCGGGGGGGGGATCCTTGTAAATCCTGAGTTAGAAAGTAGCGAATACTAAGTGATTGTTCCGTTGGATTAGCAGGTGCGCGTCACGAAAAACAACGAATTGCTGCACCGCTCCTCCAAAAGGTTCAGAGCTTTGTTCTGGCACATACAGGACTTTTCTATCTGTGGACTTGGCAACGATTTGCAACAAAAACGGCACGCCCCTTGACCGAAACGCGATGTGGTCGTACCCTAGCAGGGTGGTTGTGACCAAAAGTCAATCTGGTCACAACCACCAAGGTTTACTCAGAGTCTGAATCCTAATTTCAGACAAAACAAACCGCCGCGCTAAAGCGGCAGAAAGGATGATTCCAAATGGAATTCACAAAGACAATTATAGCGGTCAATATCGGCCGTTCGGTAAACCAGCGCCCGTCTATTTTCGAGGCGACTCGTGGACGTTTGAAAGCGCGCGGAGAACAGCAGCATGAGCTGCTAGAGAATGCCGAAGTAGTGCTCGGAGTTGTGGGAAACACAATTCGCGGGGTCTATCAAGTTCTCAATTCTGAACGCGGAGACGACGACCGCTATGAGTGGGAGCTGATGGAAGTACCCTCCTTCGCGGCGCTTGTTGGTCACCGCCTCTCGCCAGAAGGTGTTTTCTGGAAGCCCGGCGACGCGACCGCTTGGAAGTTGATGAATAAGGACGAATTCAACACGCTTGTCGAGAAAGCGAAGTCAGACCGGATCCAATTCGGTCCTCACACCATATTGCTAAGACCTGATGGAAACTTAGAGATTGGTTTAGCTCCAGGCTATCGCGCTGACGTAGTGTCAGAAGCTCCAATCGCTAATGCGAAACAGCGCATTGAAACCGTTGTCCACCGACTTGCGGAGACCCGAGCAGTAACCACCTATCAAGCGATTGCTGACATGTTAGGAATTAACTCTGCACGTTCCATTGCTCGGTCGATAGCACGAAATAAGGACATTGCCGCTGAAGAAGGTGCACGAGTTATCCCTTGGTCGTTCAGATCCAACGATGAATGGATCTCTCCCGCATATGAGGAAGGGTGGTCCGATCAAGAAGGTGATCATCGGTCTCGATCACAAATTCTTGTCGATGCGCGCTTAGCGACTCGACTAGACAATGGTGATGCTTTGATCGATGAGGGTGCAGTTATCACAGACGCGGCAACACTGCGTCGTTATCTAATGATCTAGGCATAAGCACTGCTAGGGTGCCCCCACAGCTTTACGATTTAGGGGCACCCTAGTCTTTGCGGTAATAGCCACACTCGTACCCGTCAGCCCTCAATGGCAGACCTTCAGCCCAGGCCGGCAGCTTAGACATGAGTTGACAGGCATCTTCGACGGTGAAGCCGGAATTTAGTGGTTCGTCAATGACGACCTCGTCGTGAACATGCATCACCATCTGGTGGCCGGCCTCGGCTACGTTTCGCATGCCGTTGACGAGTAAGTCTCGGGCGGCCGCCTGGACGACATTCTCGACGATTTTGCCGCCATAGGTTTCCAGGCGTCCCCACCTGCGGCCAGTGGTGATACCCCAGTAGATGATCGAGGTGCCACCGAAATGATTCTCGCCAAGACCCGGTTTCACATACGCCAACCGCCTACCCGATGGCAGGGTGATGAACAAGATCCCGGACTCAAGCGTGAAGGTGAGGTTTCGCAGGCGCACTGGTCGGCGAGTAGTGATGGCTTCAAGTGTTGCTTCTTCGACTTCCTGCCACAGCCACACAATGTTCGGGTTGGCTGCCCGCCACGCATCAACTATCGGCTTCAGCTCGTCTTCCGAAAGACCCATCTTCAAGGCTCCCATTGCTTTGAGCGCACCGATAGAGCCGCCGTAACCGCAAGCCAAAACTGCGATCTTCCCTTTCTGTCTCAACCCAGCATTAATCCCGTGTTTTTCGACTGGGACTCCGAACATTCGGCTAGCGGTCTCGCAGTAGAGGTCTTTACCGACACGGAACGCCTCGAGGGTGGATTCTTCACCTGCGAGCCAGGCGATCACGCGGGCCTCGATAGCCGAATAGTCGGCCACGATGAAACGGTGGCCGAGGCTGGGGATAAATGCAGTGCGAATCAGCTGAGAAAGCGTGTCGGGTACTGAATCGTAAAGCAACTCGACGGCCTCCTGATTCCCGGCCCTCACGAGACCGCGAGCTTCATAGAGGTCAGGTAGATAATTGCGTGGCAAATTCTGCACTTGGACGAGGCGTCCTGCGAAGCGTCCGGTTCGTCCTGCGCCATAGAACTGCAGTAGGCCGCGCGCCCGCCCATCATTGCCGGCTACATTTTGCATCGCCTGATACTTCTTCACGCTCGATTTCGCCAGGTCTCCGCGCAGCTTCAGAACTTCCTTCACTACCCCTGTAGCGGTCTCCAAGGCAGTCTCGACTTCAGCCTTTGCCAGTGACTCCAAATGGCAGCCACGGGTGGAGAGCCATTCTTTCAGCTGGATCGGCGAGTTGGGATTCTCCAAACCAGTCAACTCTCGGGCACGAGCCAGAGTAGCCTGCCGGTGTTTATCGTCAAGAGTTACAGCGGCATCGACCAGGGTCGCATCGAGCTTGATTCCGGCATCGTTGATGCGCTGATCCAAGGCATACGCTTCCCATTCGGCGTCTGGTACGGGGAAGCGAGCTAGCTTGGTGTGGATGGCTTGTTCAACCTCCACATCACGGCGGTTGTAGTCGATAAACGCCCTCCAGCCTGCCGGATCAGATGAGGGCAGGTTGCGGCCCTTGCCTTTGTTGATGAGGTTTGGTGTGGCTGGGGCACAGAACTGCTTAATCAGCTTCTTACCTGCCGCGTCTTTCTTCACCGGCAGATTCAGCACCTTCGCTACTTGGTCTAGGCTCATGGGCATCCCAAGATATGCCGCCCAGACCATGGAACACCGCCACTGGGTCGGATCCAAAAACTCGCCTTCAGGCAATAGCTCTGAGTGGTGACGATGTAGCCATGCTGACAGGCAGATGCGCTCGAAAGTGGCGTTGAATGCCCACTTTGTAACCTGCGGATCAACCAAAGCAGCAAGTATCTCGCTCGGTATTTTCTCTCCGCTAGCCAGATCAACCACTCGTGCCAGTCCGTCGTCGATGGCGTAGCCGAACAACAAGATCTGGAAGTCTGGGTGGGCGGCGTATGGGTAGACTCCGGTTTTTGAAAGATCTGTGGGGCTGTAAGTTTCTAAATCGATTGATATATGCACGATTTGTCCTATGTGTCTTGTAGCGGGGCAGGGAGCCAGTCTCATGGTTTGGCTGACTTCCTGCCTAGCTATGGTGCCCGGCTAATTACTTTCTGAAGTCTTCAGGGCAGAGTTTTGGCATCGCGCCTGCCAGCGTTGAATCTCACGTTTCGATTGTCGTTTCCTGATCCATGTGACCAAGAGCAGGCCGAGGATATCCCCAAATAATGCCCCTGTCGCGCAGGCGATGATTAGTGCGGTGCCAGCCATCAGGCAAGCGCTATAGCACTCAGACATTTGTATGCTCCTTTCTTTGTTCTAGTTGAGGAAATCGTCTCCACCGGTAGTGGTGAAGGCCGCGAAGTCCTCCTCAGCAGACACGTGCCCGCCACCTAAGGGTTCGCCGTTGCGAATCTTTTGGATGTTGCCTAGTCCGCAGGCGATGCCCTTGTTGCCGTTGGTGTTGAACGCGTAGAACGTGATCGAAGCACGCGCGTAACATCCGGAGTAGACCTGGGAGCGGTCTAGGATCGGAGCCAGGGTCTCATCTACTACCTGCGGCGGTGTCGTGGAGTTGGCGTTGACAAACATCGAGTTTGCGTATGCTTCGTCGTCACGCTCAGTGTCTCCGTCGCGCAGCGGTAACTTCAGCGCCGCTTTGTTAGGTCGCTTGCCGCCAAACTTGGCCGTACCTGCCTCGATGGCCGCATCAATGGCGACCTCGATCTTCGCCAGCGTGGCCTGATCGGACTTCGGAATAATAAGGCTGACAGAGTATTTCGGCTTGGATCCTTGGATGGATTTGGCTTCGAACAGGTTTGCGTACGACAGGCGTACTTCGCCGGTGATGACTCGAGTTGGATTCTTTACTGACATTGCTAGTTACCTTTCTGTTTATTTCTTGGTTTTCTTTATTGGAGTGAATTCTTCGGCCGCACTCACGGTTGCCAGTGCGGGCCGTTTGTCGGTTTGCGGCACCAGGGTGGGCTTGCCTGGTGGCTTGACGATCAGGGTGCCGAGGAGTTCGTTGAAGCGTTTCTTGCCCAGCTGCTTCTCCAGTGCCGTAATCGTCTTGAGCTTGCGCTCAAAAATGTCGCTGACACCAGCAGCCTCAGCCGCCTGCGCGACAGCTTTCTCATCGGAGTATTTGCGAACACTTCTACCTTCGACGAGCTTGAAGCCAGCCCAGGTCTTGCCCTGATTAACCGCTAGCGAGAGTGCGTAGGCCTCCACATCGCTCGCCCAGGCTTTCAACTTCGGCAGCTTGGTAAGCACCTCAGCAATCTCCACATCGCTAAGCTGGGCTGGTGAGGCGAACTCCAAGCGGGCTAGCGCTAGATTTGCCTCGGCCCTAGCTCTACAAGTCGCTGCTAGCTTGCAGAAACGACACCAATCACCTGCCGCAAAGCAACCTTCACCGCGAGCTGCCTGCTTGGCTGTTGGCCGTACGGTGTCTTCAGCCCACGCCCTCAGCTCGGTGACGCTAACTGTCCAGGTGTCCACATTGGATCTGCGTGGCTGGAAGATTGTCACCGCCACCTCACAGATCTCGTAGAGAGGATCGAAAGCAGCCAGCGCACCGAGCGCATACAACATGAGCTGTGGATTACGTTCTGCCTCGACGAGGACGCCTTGCCCGTATTTCAGATCAATGATCTGCAATGCCGGTTCGGCGATGATCACGCAGTCGCCGGTACCAAACCCGCCAGGCACCAAATAGGAGTAGTCCAGGCGCTGCTCGATCAACACTTGAGGGTCTGCACAGGTTTTGCGTGCCTCACGCAGCCGCTCTTGGATGAAGGCGACGTATTCGTCGGTATGGGCCTCCATCTCAGAGTCGATCCAATCTGATACCGGCTTCATGGATGGTGCCTGGTGCAAGGCGCGGCGTAGTTTCCACTCTGCCAACGCGTGCGCAACCGTGCCCTGCTCGGCAGCAGCCGAAGACGAATCCGGCAGACCCGCCTCCGCTGACGCTGAGGGCGGGCAGTTCAGCCACCGGTGAGCGCCAGAAGCACTAAGGAGTGCGTGTTGGTCAGGCATCAGATAGTCCCTTCGCCTGATCAAGCAGCCACCCATATTTGCCCGGGTCCACATCCGACAGGCGCTGCGCTCCCGCATCCAGGATCAGCTGGCGCACCTGCTCCGTCTTACCCGCCGATGAAAGCTCGGCTAGCACCCCGCGAACCTGTTCAAGTGAAACCACTGGAGGCGGGGGAGTAGGTTGAGGTGTTGACTGTGTGGGTTGCCGGCCGTGTTCAGCTACCGCATCAGATAATGCTGGCTGTGCGAGCTGGGCGGCAGCCATAGGATGCGCACCTCTCATGCCAGCATGATCCTCAAACCCCTCCCAGGCAGCAGACTCCACATCCGCCGCTAGGGCAGTCACCAGCTCAGCAACATGATTAAGAGCAGAAATAACACTGTTGGCTTGCGTGACGTTCACTTCGCCTCACCGCCTTTAACCAAACCGACCGCCTCGGCAAGCGCCATAAGCGAATCGTCGGGGTTGGGTTTTTCGCGGATATCGATCTGATCGACACTGTCACCAGGCACGATGATCATCATCTTGCGCGGGGTTCCGAACAGGAACCGGGCGATGCGTTCGCGTACTTTTACTGTTTTGGTGGCTACGATTCCCGGATCGACCGGGATTCGTTTAGCGATGGAAAGCTTCAAACCATGAGACGCCATGATTGCTACTCACCTTGCCTTTCGGTTGTGGGAGCCACCTGACTGGTTTCTCCCTCTAACCCACTGCCGACCGGTCCCAAAGTGTTAAATCCAGCCTCCGCCAACGCTTCGCGAAGCATCCCGACCGCCTCTTTATAAAGCTGACAAACACGTGCGCGTGTAAGACCAAGCTCACGTGCAACATCAGCCTGCGAGATGCGCTTGGGGACGAAAAATGAAGAATTCTCGGTACCGGGTTTTTCTTGCTCTACTTCGGGAAATAGAAGATCAACAACATGTCGATGCCTGCCGCTCAGCGATTCGCGAGCCGTCTGCAACGCGTCAAACATTCGTTCGGTATAAACAACATCACAATTAGCCAGAAGCTGGTTTTCAGCAGAAAGAGGCATATCTTCGTCACGGACTTCAGGTCCCTTTTCCATGTGGTCTAACGACCAAGGGAACGATTCAGGAGCCCGGCAACCCTGACGTTCCTTGCAGTCATGACCGCAGGTGCATTTCTTTTTACCCTTGCCGCGATCACCACGCTTAGCATCGTGAGCGACCGATTCCTCTGCCCGCCACAAATCATTAAAGATTTCTTGCAAAGTGCGAGGAGAAACCTGATCCAAAGGCAGGTTCTTTTCTTTGGCTCGACGGCGGCGGTCGGAGTCAATCATCACTGCGCGATCGCCAGCATCAATATCGAAAGTGGTTGCTTGGAAGTCGTTTTTGAACGTATATCCTTCGGACTTGAGAGTGACTTTTATGCGGTTGTTCGTTGCGTTGTTACGCATTGGTTTTCTCCTGTCGGATTGAGATCCGCAGGAGTCCGCCAAGCCGCAGAAACAGCAAAGACGGGCAGGTCACGCACCTCCGTTTGGAGGCTTTTGCGTGATCCTTGCCCGTCTAGCGGTTCTGCGGATCGAACTTTGTTGGTGGTTATTTAGTTTTAGTGACGCCTTTTCAGGCAGCAGTCGTCTCTTTCTGACAGCGGGACATGGCGCTGGCATAAGCGCCCTTGTTCGTCAAACCAGATGAGTGAACGCAGTCCTTTGTGGACGATCTCAATTTGCTTAAGCCGTGAATCGGCACGGCAAATCGTTTTTCCTGCCGCATTTTTTATCTTTTCCATCACACCTCCTTGGTTATCTAGTTAGCTAATTTGCGTACACGGTGGGCGAAAAAGAGCCTCAAGCTCACATTGTTTGATCTACGCGGCGAGCTTGAGGTTGTCGATTCGGATACTGACGGCTGTTAGGGATGTTTCAAAGGTGTCGGCGAGATTGGTGATTACGCTTCGCTTCTGGCTCCCAGTTAGTTCGTACCAGCTCGTTGGTACGAGTTGTTTGTAGGTGTCGCAGAATGTGTCGCGCGGCATCAATAGCGCCGCGCCCAAATAGTTAGCCTGAAACTCTGCGCGATTGAAATCCTTGTCGAACGCATTTTCCGAGGTGATCGTGAATGGTCGATAGCCCCCTTTGTTGGCGTATCTAACAGAGGGGTCGCGGTAGTAAATGTTTTGATGCAAGATCAGGTGCGCACATTCGTGCGCGACAGTGAAGCGTAATCGACTTTCGGGGGAATCGCTGAGAGCTTCGTGGTCGATTACGATTGTTTGGGCTGGAAATGAGATGTCTATTTTATGTCCATGCTGGTTGACTACCGGAGTGGACATCTCTTGGAAAACTGACATTCCGAGAATGCTGCCATCTGTCGAGAGCCGCTGATAATCGATGGTCGCGTTGAGATAGAACTCCGCAAAGTCGTCAACGTCAAGTGGCTTAGGCGCTCGTAGGTGTTGTCCGTTGCGATATTTTGCGAGGATGCTCTCCGCCTTGGCGTCGAGCGCTTCCTTGCTCTTATATTTTGGCTCAAGACTCACTGGTTCAAGTCCTCGCCTTCGATAATGTCGATAATGCTTTTCCATTGCTTTTCGCTAAGATCACGTTCTTTTGCGCGACGTAGAGCTACGCGGGCTAGGTCGGTTTCCATGATGTAGCCCGATATGTCTGCGGATACCTGGTTATCTCTGGTCTTTGCGGCCAGGTCAAACATCTTCTCGCGCTCCGCGTTGGTGAGACGCAGGACTGTTGCAATCTCGTTGAGCTTGCTGTCGGGTGCCGCTCGGCGACCCTTCTCGATGTCGCTGAGATAGGGGGCTGTTACGCCGATCATGTCGGCGAACTGCCTCATTGTGTATTCGTGTTGTTTGCGGCGTTCGGCGATGAACTTGCCGAACTCTAGGTTGTCGATCATTCCTTCTCCCTTTCCGTGTTCGCTAACACGCTAACATGCTAATAGGTGGGGGTGCAAGCAGGCCCAGTCGATGGCATGTCGAATGGGCCTAGTACTTGGGCGGCTAGTTAGTCTTCACGGTTGAGGCGGGAGTGAATCAAGGGGAGCAAGATGCGGTCAATGTCAGCCTTGAACTGAGCATCTGAGAGGTATTTGATCGCGAAATCTTTGTTTTGGTTCATGCGATCTAGCACGATGTCTTGAATGCGCTCGGCGTAGACGATGGAAAACATGTCCATTGAGTTGTGAGCGCGCGCTTTGACTTCAGCATCTTCGATCATGTCTTCGGTTAGCTGCTCGATCACCTTGTCCATATGCGTGAATTCGGTGCCCCAACGGTCGTTGAGCTTGGAGATAATGTTCGATAGGTTGTCTTTTTCATCCTCACTGGCGCCGCCCGTATCTGGGTTGTTAGCTAGCTGGCCTTCTTCATCCTCTAATTCGATAGAACCTTCATAGACCTGCTGGAGGCGATAGTACTGCAGACTAACCTCGTCTTCTACGTGCGGAGCAGGGTCGCCTTCGATGCGAAATTTACGCACCAGAAGCTTCGCGAAAGAGGCGAATCGGTGCAGCTTTTCATCGTCGTATCGAATGATGTGGGTTAGGAAATCGTAGTTGCGATTGAACTTGTTCATACGCGCGCGAATATCGATCTTATCCTCGTCATCGAGCTGGTTAAATCTTGCTACAGCCGGGTCTAGGTATGCATTTAGGCGACTGAAATCTAGATTCGTTTGTTTCTTTTGCTCGGTGAAGAACACTTTCGTGAAGCCTTCGATCTCCTTATCAGTCCACAAGTGATAGGAGGCGAGGAAGTGGTATAGGTCATAGACGACGTTCGGATCAGTCTCCTCGGTAATACCTGTTGAGATGTAGTAGTCCTGGAACGCCTTCTGGATATCCTCGGCGCTATTGACGAAATCGAGCACGAACGTATCGGTTTTTCCTGGATACATGCGGTTGATTCTCGACAGCGTCTGCACTGCCTTGACTCCGTGTAGCTTCTTATCCACATACATCGTGTGCAGGAGCGGCTGGTCGAAACCGGTCTGGTATTTCTCGGCTACCAGCAGCAATTGGTACTCGCCGGTTGCGAACTTTTCAGGAAGCTCAGTTTCGGGGATCTGGTTAAGCTCTTCTTCGCTATATTCTTGGCCTTTGTCTTCGACCGAACCAGAAAAAGCTACTAGAACACCCAGATCGTGGTAGCCCATCTTTTTAATGTAATCCCGAAATGCGAAGTAGTAGCGAACTGCATGCAGACGTGACCCTGTCACCAGCATCGCTTTGGCGTTCCCACCGATTTTATGGGCGACGTTAGCCCGGAAATGCTCAATGATGATCTCAGCCTTTTGCCGCAAATTATACGGATGCAGGCTCAAATACTTGCCCAGTGCTTTATTGGCCTGTTTGGTTGAGTACTCAGGATCCTCTGCTGTGGTTTTCCCAATTTTGTAATAGGTCTTGTAAGTCGTGTGGTTCTTCAAAACATCTAGGATGAAGCCCTCTTCGATGGCCTGACGCATCGAATACACGTGGAACGGTCTCGGCGTCCCATCTGGCACGGGAGTACCGAAAATCTCAAGGGTCTTCTGCTTGGGTGTTGCCGTGAAAGCGAAGAAAGACAGATTCTCTTGCCTACCTTGTACGCGCAGTTCTTCTGCGATCTGTTCGTCGATCTCTAATTTCTCAGCCTCGACTTTCGCCTCGGCAGCTGCGTAGCGTTCCAGCAGATCTTCTTCAGATTCCTTGCCTGCGGTAGCTGTATCAGCGAGTACTTGCTTGAGCCTTTCGGATGCCTCACCGGTCTGAGAAGAGTGTGCTTCGTCCACAATTACTGCGAACCGTTTACCAGCAGTAGCAATTTGGCTGACATCGACAAACGGAAACTTCTGCAATGTCGAAATAATGATCTTCGCGCCATCAGCTAACGCTTCTGTGAGTTGACGAGCATTCTTATCAACTTTTACTACAACGCCAGCAGTATGATCCATCGAATAGATCGTGTTTTGGAGCTGTTTATCCAGCACGCGACGATCAGTTATGACAATGATCGAATCAAAAACTGCACGTTGCTGGCCGTCATGCAGATTCGACAGATGATGTGCAAGCCAAGCGATAGTGTTCGATTTCCCAGAGCCAGCCGAATGCTGCACCAAATAGTTATGACCAGACCCACTTTCTTTAGCATCAGCTACTAACGCCCGAACCGCATCCAACTGATGGTAGCGAGGGAAGATCAGCTTGTCTTTACGCGAGTCTTCGTCGTCAGGGATGAATTGGACGAAACGATGCAGAATATCGAGCAGGGACTCCTTCGCGAGTACCTCTTCCCACAGATAAGACGTCTTGTACTTGCCTGGTACTGGCGGATTGCCTGCACCGTTGTCATAGCCACGGTTAAACGGGAGAAACACCGTGTCCATACCTGCGAGTTTGGTTGTCATCCACGCCTCGTCAGTATCAACGGCGAAATGCACCACAGCACGACGATTCAAACCGAAAAGAACCTCGCGGGCAGGACGCGAACGCTTGTACTGATCAATAGCATCACGGTAGGTCTGGCCGGTCAGCTGATTTTTCAGCTCTAAAGTAACGACCGGGATACCGTTGACGAACAGCACCGTATCTACAGAATTTTCGTTCTTAGTCGAGTATCGAAGTTGGCGCACCACCGACATGCGGTTCGCCCAATACTTCTCTGCCAACGACTCGTTCAAATCAGAACCCGGAGCGAAAAACACCAGCTTGAAACGGGCACCAATGTCTTCTACGCCTCGACGCAAAACCTCAACGACGCCACGCCGGTCAAGCTCGTGAGCTACTCGCTTGCAAAACTTTTCAGCCGCCTTCGCGCCATGGATACGCTCCAGACGCTCCCACTGCTGTGGCTGGGTCTCGCGCACAAAATCCAGCAAATCCCGCGGATAAAGCCCCAACTGCTTGTCATAACCAGACGGGTCACATGACTCGTACAAATCGAACTGGGAAGCACCAAAATGGGTCAGAGAGTACTCGATCTCTTCTTCAAACCTACGCTCAGTAGTCTCCATCACGCTTCCCCTCCTAAACGGATCCTGCCGGTGACAGTATCGTTAATAACCTGCTTACGGTATTTTGCCAATAGCTCGATCTGCTTATTGATGTTAGAAATTGTTGAATCAATCTCGAGGCTCGTCTTGTCTAAAAAGTTTGCGATTTGTTCTTGCTCTTCTAGCGGTGGAACGAGCGCCGCAGTTTTGCCTATCTCCTTATAGTTAGCTGATTGACGAACACCGCCGCCGAGGGAATAAAACACTTTTGCTAAGTCGTAGAAGCGAAGAAGCCATGCAAGATAATCTGGGCTGATTGAACTGCGAGTCTTCAATCCAATGTAAGCCCCCGTAATGATCCCTTTTTCCTTCGCTATGGCGCTACGCAAACTGCGTTTATCGTTTTGAAGATCAGTCATTCGTAGAACTATGTAGCCGTTTTCCAGAACTTGATATGCATCAAACGAAGCGGGAAGAAGTCCAAAGGCGAGATCGATGTCCTTTCGGATAATCTTGCCGTAGCTGAGGCTGAGAAGATTCTTTTCTGAGAGATCAGAATTCTTGATTTTATTTTCATCAGTGATGGTGGAGATAGAGGCTGTTTTCCAGTGAGAAGGAATTTTCCCGATCCAGTCGATTCCGCTGTCGCGCATCGGCACATCTGGGTCCAGACCACGGGTGACTGTGTGCGCGATCAACTCACGCCGATACCGCTCCAACAACTCAACCTCACGCTCCAGCTTCCCCACCAACCCATCAATTTCAGCGGTCTTTTCATCAAGGAAGTCAATGGTTAGTTGCTGGTCGAGAAGTGGCGGAACAACTAGTGGATAATCTAAAAACCACTTGGTCTCGATGCTTTCTACTGTTGCTCCTATTTTTCGACAAGAAGCAAGAATCGAGTTATTCATGCCCATTAGATAGTAAAGAACGAAATGAGAAGAGCAATCTTGGCTCAAAGTAATAGCGCGTAAATCTTGATTAACAGTGAATGGCTCAGTTCCGATTGCTACCGGAAAGGTATGTCTCAGAATTCCTGACCGAAAGCAAGCGACAAGGGTGCCAGCAGGGTGTAACCTAAGCCCAGTCGTATCTACTGCTAAGTGAGTAATCTTTTCTTCTGAGTCTGGGAGCAGCTTACTCTTTAGGTCTTTTGATGAAAACCAATTGATGTCACCTTGCCAGAAGTCACTCCGGCTTCTGGACGGCGTCGCACCCGTGTTCAAGAAACACTTACGCCTGAGTGGCACGATGTTCCAGTTTTCTGGAAGACTGCAGTCTTCCAGACCAATATGGGCGTTATGTGCGCTTTCGTTAGCAGGAATCACTACTTCACCTGCTCGCTGAAGAGTTTGGCGATGTCGGCTTGGATGCTCGCCGATAGGGTTTGGATTTCGGCGAGGGTTTCTGCTGGGTCTCCGAGTTCTTCGTATTTGTAGAAGTAGCGGGTGAAGGGGATCTCGTAGCCGATCTTGGTCTTGGCGTGATCTATCCAAGCGTCAGGAGCGTAGGGGAGGACTTCGCGTTGGAAGTAAGCCTCGATCTCTTCACCCAAAGGAATCTGTTCCGTGTCGCGCAGGTCAGTATCTGGCTCAGGATTTCCCTTCGCGTCAAGGCAGATATCGGCGTCGGGGTTCTTAGTTCCCAGTTCTGCGACGATCTTGCGTAGTGCTGGGATACTGATTTTTTGACCGCGGTCTTTGATTCCGCTGCGCAGTGCATCAGCAAATTCTTCCCGGTTTAGGTACACACGTTCGGGGTTGAGTGCTTGAAGCGTTGCGATAATCGCGTCTTGCAAATTTTTACCGGTTGCAATCTCCTGGGCGCGGGCTGGTTCTGCGCGTTTCTTCGATGTTGCCAGGCCGATGAAGGTTTTCGTTTCCTTTAGGGTTTCTATGGCGCTCTCCGTGGCCTGGAAACTGAGCCGCAAGGGTCGCTCGACTGTGATCTCGTGGTACCCAAAATCTTTGCTATCAAAAATCTTTGAATATTCGGATTCGGTAAATTCGCCGTAGATACGGGTGATGTCAGCGATATTGTCTTCGCTGAGTTCTTTGCGTTTTTCTCCCAGGGGCTTGCGCATACGCTGGAAGAAACTCGTAGCGTCAATCAACTGCACTTTGTGTTCGCGGCGTCTTTCCTTTCTGTTGGAAAGCACCCAAACGTAGGTGAGGATACCGGTGTTATAGAACATTTGGTCTGGTAGGGCAATGATGGATTCCAGCCAATCGTTCTCCAAGATCCAGCGGCGGATTTCAGATTCTCCCTGTCCGGCACCTCCAGTGAAAAGCGGGGAACCGTTGAAGACGATGCCGATGCGGGTGCCCGGAGCATTAACAGGATCTTTCGGATCGTAAGGCTTCATCTTCTTGATCATGTGCTGCAAGAACAAGAAAGAACCATCAGAGACTCTCGGAAGACCCGCACCGAACCGACCGTCGTAGTCTTTATCTTCCGCTTCTTCTTGAATAGGGTCTTTGTATTTTTTCCAGTTAACTCCGAATGGAGGATTACACAGCATGTAATCGAACTTCTTACCGCTGTTTTGATCGTCGGTCAGCGAGTTGCCAAAGTAGATGCGTTCTTGCTGCTCGCCCTTGATCATGATGTCCGATTTCGCGACTGCGAAAGTCTGCGGATTAAGTTCTTGACCGTAAACCTCCAGCCGAGCGGTTTCGTTCATTTCGTGAACACGCTCAGCAGCAATAGAGAGCATGCCGCCGGTGCCGACCCCTGGATCATAGAGGGAAGCCATGGCCCCGGTAGCGCATAGACGATCCATGTCTTCTTCTGGGCTGAACAAAATATTGACCATCAGCTTGATAACCTCACGCGGAGTGAAGTGCTCACCTGCCGTTTCATTGGAAAGCTCAGAAAAACGCCGGATGAGCTCTTCGAAAATGTGGCCCATCTGATCGTTGCTGACCACATCGGGATGAAGGTCCACCTTGGAAGAAGTGAACTCGCTAAGCACCTGATAGAGAAGATCAGCTTTATCAAGCCGCTCAATCACGCTATAGAAGTTGTACGCTTCCATCACCTGCCGGGCTGCAGGAGAAAACGACTCAACATAGTAAGCGAGATTCTTCTCAAGATTATCTGGATCGTTCAGCAAAGTCTTGAGAGTAAATCTTGAGGTGTTCCAAAACGGGTAGCCAGTAGCTTTCGCATACTGCAGCTCCTTCACCTTCTGCGGTACAGCAGTGGCCTTGATATCTAATACCGCCCGTTTCGTATCAACGAGAACAGAGTCAAGACGAGTGAGCACGGTGAAAGGCAAAACAACGTCACCGTATTCGTGTTCTTTATAATCACCACGCAGAATCTCAGCAATATTCCAGATTAGCGAAACGTGGCTAGAAATTTTTTCAGTGCTCACTCGGATCGATTCCTTCGTTCATCAGTCGTTCGTAGCGTTCATGCGAGATCAACACGGCAATCGGCTTACCGTAGCGCAAGACATAGGCGGGCTCATCCTTCTCCGAAGCTTCCTTAATCAATCTGGAAGCCTGACCTCGCGAAAGGTCACCAATGTTGATATGGCGCATCGGTGGCTTGCGTCGCTTGGCTGCCAT